CGAGCCGCTGGATTGATATCAATGAGCTTTGCAACTCTTTCGTTTTCTTTCTTTACAGCCTTTGCTCCTGCTTTCATATCCAAATCCAATACAGCGCCAGAGGCGATACCAGTCATCGAGACACCAATCAGTGCATCCCTCTCAGTATTACGTCGCCATACATCCCTCAAGTAATGGAAGTCAGTATAACCTGCCTGCAATGTGGCAATAAAAGCTGCTGCCTTAACTCTTTTTTCATACTCTTCCTGCGAGTCTAGATCGGAGGCGTTAACCTCAGTCAGATTACAAAACTGGTATGGGCGCAGAGCAATCTCGCAGCAGGGATTGGTGCCCCAATCTTTATCATTAGTCAGGTAGAACCCTGGTTCGCCAGAACCGGAGGCTTTTACGCGCTCCCAGAGATCTTTAAAATAGTCCTCCGTCATGCGATGGCGCATCAGAACAATGGAATTATTAGCTCGGCCGCGCTGTGGGTTGGCTTCCCACCAATTTCCCACCTTGGCAGCAATCATCTCATCATCTTCTGCGCTGAACAGGCTGATAAGGGCAGCGCGACGGATACCTCCCGCCAAAACAGCATCAGCAACATGACAAATGATGTCATGCACCTCAATCGTAGAGAGTTTATCACCATTTTCTTTCTCACCGAGGATGCCTTCTACCTTAACAAGGCACTCTTTAAGAGGTTGAGGCCCAGGGGCTTTGCCGCCAGAGGTGACAAGCCTGGAGCCTTTAGGGCGAATATCGCTGAAGTCGAAACGCAACTTTGACCCGCCCTTAAAGTAGGAAGTCATCAGGGCCTTGACTGCATCTGCCCAGCCCTCGATTGAATCAGCAACAAGAAATCGCCGCGTCCTCTTGAAATTGGGCCTCTGTATTTCGGGTAGCTTCTCGACGTGGTGTCGCTGAACAGAGTATCCGACACCAGTTCCACCAAGTAAGAGAAACATGCACTCGCTAAAAGAAGCGATATGATCAATAGGCATGTAAGCGCAGTTGTAAATCCGGTTAGGAGCCACTTCAATCGGCTTCCCGCCGAATTGCATGGATCGCATGGATGGTAATACTTTTTTATCATAGACATATTTATAAACCTCCGTAATCTCTTCTTTGAGATCTGGATATTTCTTTAGATGCATCTTCTTATTTCGGGTAACTAGTTCCTTCCAGCTTTCACGTCTCTCCTTTTTTGGAAGATACTTTGCATACTTCATGTATACTGTGACATCCGATAAAATCTTGTTAGGTAGTTCCATTTATATTCTCCCTTCTTGTTTTTCTAAAATTCTTATACTTTTCTTTTAGGTTATCTGCCAAATCTTTTGGACTCGGAGAGGCGGCGACACCCGAATCACCAACTTGCTCCAGCACCTTCAGTGAAACATTGCTTGTGTCCATAAACATTGGAAAAACCAAGCCATCAGGACCGTTTCTGTTTTTAGCGATGAACATCCTAGCAGTGTTTGCATTTTTGTCTTTGATTGTCCTAGAGATAGAGCAGATAAAATCAGCAACAAAACATTTATTAAATGCTTCAGAAATAGACTCCATTGTTACGACCTCCGCATTTAATCCGCTACGATTTGTTTGTGAAGCTGTCCATAGAGGGCACTGAAATTCTTGTGCTATACCTCTCAGACTCTCATAAATAGACTCCAACTCATTCCTTTTCTCTTTGTAGTGTGAGTGTGGTCTTAGCAAATCAGCGTAATCTACGATAATCATATCGATTTTTTGGTTACGTTTTTTTAATTTTTCTATGTGAGACCTCAAAGTATTGACTGTGGCGGTTTTGGTAGGGTACTCTTTAATAATAAGAGACCCTTTCAAATCTGCGATAACCTCCAAAACCTCTTCCTTTCTGTGGAACAAAGTAGATAGAGGCACAGTGCTGATACAGCTATCATATCTTTGTCCCGTAACAGCCTCTGATAATTCAAGGGTGTAATGTAGGACATTCTTGCCCTTCATAACTGCCTGGGCTCCAAGGTGAGCCAGTGCCATGGATTTACCAGCGCCCGTTGGGGCGATAACAACACCAAGCTCCCCCATGCCAATACCACCCTTAGTAAGATTGTCAATCCTCTCCCATCCGGTTGTAACAGGGTTTCTAGCCTTGATTTCATATCTAAATTCAAAATCTTTCTTTAGGTCATGACCAAAATTATTGTCAATGCCTAACTTTAAGGCATCATCAATCAAAGTCTTAACTTCATCATACGATGAGTTCTGAATTAAATCTACTGATTTGATCAAAGCTGATTTTAACATCTGCTTTTTGCAAAAGTCCAGCGAAGTATCTTTGATGTATTGTGAGTCTGTTACGGTTTTGGCAAGGGTGCGTGCAAAATAGTCTCTAACCTGCTTTTGTACAGCTTCATTCTCATGTTCAAGCTCTGTTCTGAGCATCGATGCCAAGATTTTGTTAGTAGGGTGTACACCATACTTTTTCCTGTATTCAAACAAAACTGACACGAAAACACGAAGGTATTTAAGTTCAAAGAAGCTTACGTTAAGTACTTCTTCGATCTGATCTGCAAAGGGCCGATCTTCCAATATGAGTTGTGCTAATGTTTCTTGAAATTGCTTCCCATACTTGGAAAAGCTGATTTGCTCCGTCATTCTTACCTCTGTTTTGTAGACTATAGTAACAGACTAATTTGCGTCTATGACCATTTTATTAAAATGCTGAAATAGCTCACTAAAGTTAATCTCTCCAAAACCATCCTTCATCATCATCCTCAAAACTTCTGTTTTGTTGAAAGAAGTGTCTGGGTCGTCCATTGTTTCGTTTACTAATTTCTTATCGTTTATCATCATTGTCGGAACATATAGCTGCATCATTTTATAATTGCGACGAAGTATATCTTCATTCTCTAGTATATTTTCAAATGCCTTGAGGCTCTTGTCTTTTAAAGTCTGACGACAGTGGTCGAGCACCATATCAAAAGTTACAGATTCCTCTCCTGAGAAAAAAGAGAACCTCTTTGAAACTGTCTTTAACCCAATGCCACCGACTCCCTCTAAGTTGTCGCTTTTGTCGCCAACCATTGCACGAGCCATAGCAAAATTGTTTGGATGTACATCAAATCTCTCTATTAAAGTTTTCTTGCTTAAGACTTCTTTTTGTATTGGGCGATATAATACAGTGTTGTCATCCAACAACTGGAAGAAGTCTTTATCGCTCGATACTATGATCTTCTGCCAATCTTTATAACATGGCATTTTTGACACGTATGCGATGATGTCGTCTGCTTCAGTGCCGTCAAACATAAACTGGATCACTGGCATTGAATTAAAATAATCAATCAGGCGCGTTTGTTGCCACACCTTATTGTCCATCTCATCATCCTCGCTCAGATTACGAACGGCACGGTTCAAGCGGATTGGCTTTCTACCCGCTTTATAGTCTTTTTTGATAAGTTTTCTTTTAGACGAACCCCCAGGGCCATCCCAACAAATAATGATGCGATCTGGCTTCGTCTCTCGCACAATCTTTTGTATTGACTGAATACAGCCCCTCAGACCACCAATTGGCTGGCCATTTAGAGAAAGACTGGGGTTGACAATATAATTACGAAAAAATAGATTAAGCTGATCGATGATCAGCAAACGCTTTGGACTGGACAATTATTACCTCTACTTGTAAATGCGGCTTTGAACTTTTTTGGCGTTTTTAGGTATAAAAGAGAAGACACCATCAATCTTTCTAGCCTCAGTGGCCATCTTAAAAAGATGCTCTTTGATTGACGGCGTTGAAAGAAAGAATTTAACTTTCAGCTTTGTTACTTCGACAGTTTCAGAAACTGGTCTTGCAGGTTCAATAACCGTGACGACTGTTATTCCACAAACACCTCTTAGGTTGTCTGTAACAATTGTCAAATTTTTTGCCCTGTCTGACCGCATGACTACTTCTGATTCATACAGTGTTTCTTTGAAAACTTCCTTTACGATAGTTCTAAGCGAATCCATAATTGTCCTCCAATGTTATAAATAGTTACAAAATGAACATTCGGATATAGCCTAGAACCAAAAAGCCCCCAGCACTATCAACATAAGAACTGGGGGCTTTAAGTAAAGCTAACGTCGTCTAGACTTTCTCTTAGCATGCTTTTTATGCTGGTGTCGTCTAGTGTGCTTTTTCACACGGTGCTTTTGTTTAAAAGCTTTCTTCTTTACACCGTGGTGGTGATGGATTATATGTTTCTTAGGGCCATGGTGGTGGTGAATCACCTTAGCACGATGAATGTGTCGCGGCCTCTGGATAACATAGTTATGCGTTACAAAGTTTGGCCTAGTCCTATAATAATTAGTAACTAACGAAGGCGCGTCGTACAGATAAACAATTGGCGCGACTTGCTCAACTAATTGGGGCTGATTTGTGTGTACTGAACCTTGTGTACAACCAACGACCACACCGGCCAATACGTAACAAACCTGGATTACTACTTCATACATTTTAACTCTCCTCTGTGTCAATGTTATAAAAGCTGGAAGCGTCACCTTCTTTCTTTTCAAATCTCATAATAACCTCTTCGTCCATAATCTGAAGAATTCTATTTCTAAATTTTTCATCTTTAAGTTTATCAAGCCATTTAGCAGATTGAAACTTTTCTGACGTTCCATCTTCATAGGTTAGATCGTACCAAGCTCCTTTTTGTTCAATATAATCTGAACTTTTTACAGCTTCAAACCAACTTTCTTCATCTTGGATGCCAACATCGCCACCCCAAACAATTTTAAAAGTACATTCTCGACCCTCGGAACCAAAGCGACTTTTCTTAAGTTTCGCCTTGACTTCAGAGCCAACTCGATAGCCATGTTCATCAATAATGTAGGATGCTTTGGCTTTTCGGCCCGTCAGCCAGATACGAAGTGAATACGCATAATGCATCGCCTTACCACCGGGGGTCATATAGGGATTAATCATGGCGTCAATTCTGCCAGCGGGGCCTTGTGGGATATTAGTCTTCAACTGGTTTAAAACCAAAAATGTAGACTGTGAGTTGGCGATTGGTACCGTCAACTTTGACATACCCTTAGCTAAAATCCTCGCTTTGACGGCCATTGATGATTGAGGATTGAAATCACCCTCAACATCACTGACAGCAGGGGTTAAGGCGAGACTATCCCATATGAAAAGCATCCGATTGTCATTAGTGCCCAAAAGTTCCTCAATTGTCTCAAGAACAAATTCAACACTCTGTGCCTGCACATAAGCTAAACCATTATTTAGGTCACACCCCGCATTTTCTAGAAACGTAGGGTCAATAGCTGACTCGGAATCGAAGTAAATAACGTCGATATCCTTTTTTTGTGCATTAGCGGCAATCTGGGCGGCCATGTATGATTTACCAGACCCTTCTAGGCCGGCAATTTCAACAATTTTGCCTACTGGTATCCCGGCGAGCTTCCCACGGCATATAATGCTATCAAGCCACCTGGAACCTGTAGGGATCCAGTCCTTAACCTCAGTGGGATTATCCTTTGTAAGGTTGTGAGCCACTTCCATGCCGGCCTTCTTATTAATAAGATTGACCATTTCATTTAAATTAAGACGTCCTAGCTTCTTTCTTTTTTTTGCCATGTTAAACTTTCCTCGTCCTACTCTTTGGCTCGTGATACTTCAACCAATTCAACCTCAAAATTAAGGTCTTGGCCGGCCAAGGGGTGATTGTGGTCTAATATAACACCATCGTCCTCAACAGCCGAAATAATTGCACGCATGGGGCCTTGTGGGCCTTGACCCATAACGGCGTCACCGATCTGAAGCTTCATTTCTGCATTGAAAGCCTCGCGTGGAACCTTAATGATAGCTTCATCCATTCGTTGTCCGTATGCTTCAGCACAGGCTACCTCAAATGTCTTCGTCTCGCCGGTTCTCATACCAACAATACCGTTCTGAAAGCCTGGTATCATTCCAGGGGCACCTAGTGTAAAATCAAGTGTCTTCTCTCGTGTTCGTGAGTCATCAAAGACAGTGCCATCATTTAGCATACCCTTATAATGAACCCTTACATTTCTTCCGTTCTTTGCTATCTTCATATTTATTCCTTTTGTAAAATTGGGGCCTCTATAAACCCAGGCCCCCCTGCGGTTACAATGCTAAGAAGCAAGAAGCTCCTCAAAAGCCTTGTCAACGTCACTCTTGTTGTCGCCATTATCATACTTGGCGTTCTCAGTAGATGCCTCCTCGGCATCTTCTTCCCCAAGCAGGAACTCATCCAGCATTCCCTGGACCTCTTGTGGCGTCTTGCGAGCCGATTCAAAAACCTCTTGGAAATCAGGCACCCCCTCAAGTGCCGCGTTGACGTCCTCATCAGTCTTCATCATCTTAGAAGGGCGACGACGGGGAGTA